CCAGGTTCAGGAAAGAGTATTTATACCTCAGTTGTATTTCCAACCCACTACCTTGGCCGGTTCCCCAATAAGTCTGTGATTGTTGCCAGCTACGCGGCTGATCTGCCACGCAAGTTTGGTCGCCGTGCTCGTTCGATCATTAACCAGCCAATCTACAAGAGGATATTTGACGCTACACTCTCTGATGAATCTGCCGCCGTCGATGAATGGGCATTGTCTAATGGCTCAGAATGGTCAGCCAAAGGCATCTTGACCGGCATTACCGGCAACCGCTTTGACGGTATTATCTGGGACGATATTATCAAAGGCCGTGAACAGGCCGACTCAGAGGCCATCAGGAACAAAACCTGGGATGCCTATATGGACGACCTGCAAACCCGCAGGAAGCCTAATACCTTTGAAATTGGCATCAATACAAGATGGCATGAAGACGATGTGGCCGGCAGAATTCTGCCACCTGATTACGATGGCAGAAGCGGGTTGATAAAATGTCAGGATGGAAATGAGTGGTATGTGGTCTGCCTGCCGGCAGAATGTGAAAGAGCTGATGACCCACTGGGCCGCAAACCGGGTGAAATTCTTTGGCCTGAATGGTTTACAAAGGAGCATTTTGCTCCATTCAAGCGCAACGCTCGATCTTGGTCGGCTTTGTTCCAGCAGCGCCCTGCGCCTGATACTGGCGATTACTTCCAAGCCGATTGGCTAAAGCCCTACCACCGCCCTGGCGATGCCCCAACCCCGACTAAGATGCCGGATCGGGTTACGCTGACAACTTATGGGGCTAGCGATTATGCGGTGACCGCCGACGGCGGCGATTACACCGTGCATGTAATCGTAGGTGTTGACCCACAGAACCGGGTATTCCTGCTTGATCTCTGGCGGAGCCAAGCTTCGTCAGATAAGTGGGTGGAAGCGTTGTGTGATCTGGTTGAGAAATGGCGGCCCGTAGGCTGGGCTGAAGAAACTGGCCAGATCAAATCAGGCGTTGGGCCGTTTTTGGTGAAGCGCCTGAGGGAACGCCGGCTTTACGTGGTGAGGCAACAATTCCCAACCCGTGGCGATAAAGCCGTTAGGGCACAATCAATCAGAGGCCGTATGGCGATGGATGGTCTGTATGTACCCATTCATGCTCCGTGGTTCCAGGATCTCAGGCGTGAATTGCTGTCCTTCCCTGCCGGCAAATATGACGATCAAGTTGACGCTTTGGGCCTGATTGGTCAGGTCCTCGATAAAATGATCTCAGGCAGCCCCAAAGCGGCTGATGCCGAGAAGCCAAAAGTACTCTCAACCAATCCGATTGATTGTACGGTGACGCTGACTGATTTATTCGAAGCCAATGAAAACAGGCGCGGCAAGTATCACGTTTCAAGGATACATTAATGTCAGTTATCCTAATTATAATTCTGTGGGTTATCGTTATTAATATCCTTTTTCCATAAAGGGCCTCTGCTTATGTCAAATAGTATCTACAGATTGGCTGACCGGCACAGAACTATTCTGGCCAAGCTAAACCAGCGCGCCGATGCACTGGTGCAAAGGCTTGAGGCACTGGATGTGCGTGGCAACAAGGCTATGACTGACCACGAATCAGTTCTCAATGAGGCTGAAGTATCCATTGCTATGGTTGAGGATACCATCAATCAGCTTACCAACGGTGGCCCCCCTTTGGACGATACGCCGAAGCCACCGGCAGGTGTTACGTTAAACCCAGATTACAAGCAGGTGCCTAAAGGCCACGATTATAATGGCGTGACATCCAACCCGGATCACAAGAAATAAGGCCATGAAACTGGACCTGATCTGTAAAAAGGATTTGGCCATTAAATTAGGGATGCGTGAGGCTGTCAAAGTGCCTGGGGATCATCCACAAGTCCTCTATTTCAGGGAAATAGATTCGATCATGACGCTGACCGGCCTGGGTATGTTTGTGTGGCCGCTTGATCCCTTACTGCTTGAAGAACTGAAAATTAAAAAGAAATAATGGCAATTGAACTTGACGAACTGGCTGGGCCAAGTGGCGGTGAAAAATCCCGTCGCCTCGCACGGTTTTGGCTAGAACAGATCAATGCTGTCAAAGACAACAGCCAAATGAAGCATTGGCTGCGCCGTGGTGAGACCATCATCAAGCGTTACCGTGACGAACGCAATAGAACTGATGAGGAGGGCCAACGTAGATATAATGCTCTGTGGAGCAACGTAGAGATCCTAAAACCAGCCCTCTACGGTAAGACCCCACTGCCGGTAGCCGAGCGCCGTTTCAAGGACCGTGACCCGGCTGGCCGCGCTGCTGCTCAGATACTAGAGCGTGCTCTCAGGAATGAGATTGAGGTCTGCGGCTTCAACGAGGCCCTCAATCAAGCTGTCAGTGATTACCTGCTGCCCGGAAGGGGTACGGTCTGGGTTCGTTATGAACCCAAGATCGAGGAAAGCATTTCACTGCCGCCTGACCCTGAAACCGACATGACTGACGCCGAGGGTGAACTGCCTGGGCGTTTCACGGCACCGGCTGAGCAAGAGCAAACGACGACAACCCCTGGTGGCCGTGAGCGGCCCCGGCTGATGAACAGCAAGCCGGTTGATCAGGAGGAAGGTGTTGAGTCTGAGGACGAAGAAGCTGATGAAGTTGAGGGCTCTGAGAAAGAGGATGATGAACGCAGCCCTGATGAAGAAAAGCTTGAGAGCACAGGTGATCGTGTTGTCCGTGAATCTACCCCGGTTGATTTCATTGAGTGGGTAGATTTCTTTACCTTCCCCGTGCGGGCCAGGAATTGGACTGAAGTCACGGCTATTGGCAAGCGTGTTTACCTGTCCCGCGAGCAGGCCAAGCGCCGATTTGGCGATCAAATTGGCAAAGCCCTACCACTCGAGAAGGACAACAGAGGTGACCGCACTCAGAACACCACCCTGCAAGCGGCCGATGAAGATAAAGCCCAGATATTTGAAATTTGGAATAAGGACGACGAAACGGTTTACTGGGTGGCTATGGGCTATGATTACTTGTGTGACCGCAAGGACGACCCGCTGACCCTGGAGAACTTTTTCCCGGCCCCTAAGCCAATTTACTCTAACCCAACCAACAATACCCTGATCCCGGTTCCTGATTTCATTCAATACCAAGATCAGGCCATTCAGGTTGACGAACTGACGCAGCGTATCGCGATGCTGACCAAGGCTTGCAAAATGGCCGGTGTCTACAACGCTGCTGCCAAAGATATTCAGCGCCTGTTCAATGAGTCGGTTGAGAACGAACTGATCCCGGTTGATGACTGGGCTGCCTTTGCTGAGAAGGGCGGTGTTGAAGGCAATTGGTCGTTAATGCCCATTCAGGTTATCAAGGATACGATCAATCAGCTTATGATGGTCAAGCAGCAGCAGATCGAAGAGATGGATCGGCTGACCGGCATCAATGATATTATGCGGGGGACGAGTGACCCCAGAGAAACACTGGGTGGCGTCCGCCTTAAAACCAACAACACAGGAACCCGACTTACTCAACGTCAGAATGAGGTGGCACGATTTGCCCGCGACACGGTCAGGATCATGGCTGATATTATGTCGCAACACTTTTCCCCTCAATCTTTGATTGAAGTCAGCGGTGCTTTGTACGAGGAGGGGCTTGGCCCAGCAGATATGCCGACATTGTCGGCCCTTCAACAGCCCCAAGCCCCTCCTCAGCCCAAACCACCGCAACCGATGCCGGGGCAGGCACCCGGACCGCCAACGAGCGGCCCTGCGCCTATGCCAAACGGGCCACCTCCCCCGGCTCAAGCCCCTGGGGCTAACGTCGTGCCGTTCCGGCAGCCGCCTCCTCCGGCTGGTCCAGGAATTCCACCGGCAGGCGTGGCTCCAGGGGCACCTCCTCAACCGCCGATGCGGCCTGGGATGCCCCCCAACGGGCCACAAATGCCTATGGGTGCGCCGCCGCCCCAGATCCCGCCCGAGGTAAAGGCAAAAATAGACGCACTACAGCGCATTTCTACGGCTTTGCAGCTAATCCGCGACGAAAAGATGCGTGGATTTCGTGTTGACATTGAAGTGGACAGCACGATTTACTCAGATGCGGCTCAAGAAAAGCAGGATCGCACCGAATTTATTACCAGCGTCACGAAATTTATTGAGATGGCTATGCAAATGGGCGCACAAATGCCTCCAGCCGTGCCTCTTTTGGGTAAATTGTTGCTGTTTGGCGTGCGCGGCTATAGGATTGGCCGTGATTTGGAAATGGCGATTGAGGAATTCACCGATCAGGCGGCTGTATTTGCTCAACAGAACCTGCAAAAGCAGCAATCTCAGCCGAATCCGGAAATGATCAAGGCCCAATCTGACGCACAAAAGAACCAAGCACAGATTGCTGGCATACAACTCAAGAATCAGGCCGAGGAAAAGTCAGCCCAAGCCGAAGTGCAGCGCCAACAGATCCAAAACCAAGGCGAAGCTGCCAATGCACAGGCTGACCTGCAAGGCAAGCAGATGGATATTGCTATGCGTGAGATTGAAAAGCAAATAGAGCAAATGAGGGTTCAGATTGAAGCCATCAAACTACAAGCCCAGGCCCATGCAATCATGAATCCTCAGCCCCAGCCGGCCCCTGGTGGCCCAGCGGGGCCTCCTCACGCCCCGATGCACGGAGGTATGTAATGACGACTTATGTTATCCGTAATGGTGAGTTAATTGAGAAACATCTGGCTGGGCCTAAGTACGAGTCAGGTGAAGCCCCTTATGTTATCTCAGATTCCATGGAAGCCACGAGGCATATGGCCACTGGCAGGTATTTTACCTCCAAAGCTGCCTTTAGGCAGGAAACCAAAGCTTCGGGGTGCGTTGAAATTGGCAATGATTCCTCACTCTACAAACCAAGGAAACCAGTTGTCCTAAGCCGTGAGCAGCGTGCACGAGATATTAAACGAGCAATTGATCAGCTTCGTGCTGGCAGATAACCGCCCCTACCAAGTGGCAAAAGGAGTGATTTATGGTTGACACCGATATTGTAACTGAAACCCCGGAGCCGGCAGCCCCGCCTGCCCCGGCACCGATTAATGAAAGGCCGGTTGACGGCCCCGGTTCAGGCCGCAGCAACATACGCAAGGAACTGGAAAAGAATGTAGAGGCATTCCGCAAGGAACCAGCCCCAGAACCTGAGCGCCGTCCTAAAGCTGCCAAAACCCCCAAGAGCCGGGCTAGGCAGGAAATTGAAGCACAGGAGCAAGAAACCCCTGAGGAACAGGAGCCGGCACCACAAGAGGTTGAAGGAACTGAACCCCAAGAGCCTGAGACCAAAGCCCCAGAAGGCTGGGCCAAGGAGGCGAAGGCTGAATGGGCTAATCTGCCGCCTGCGGTACAAGCTGCCGTAGTCAAGCGTGAAACAGATATGGCCAAGGGGGTTGATGATCTCAAGAAAAAGTACTCTGAGATTGATCAAGCCCTTCAGCCAAGAATGGATGTGATTCGGAGGCACGGTCATACGCCAGCACAGGCGGTCAATCAGCTCTTCGCTTGGTTCGAGGCCCTCAGTGCCAACCCGATTGTAGCATTCCCGGCACTGGCGCAGTCTTTCAGGTTTGATCTCAAGAATATTCCTGGGCTAGCTCAAGCCCAGCAACAGCCAGCCGCAACCCAGCCTCAGGAACCTGCCAAAGAAACCAAACCTGAGGATATTCCGGTTGGCGTTCAAACTTACGTCAAAGGACTTGAGCAAAAGATTGCCGAGCTTCAGCAAGGCTTTACCCAGCAATTGGGTCAGCTTAGTTCTAGTTTCCAGCAGCAATCTCAGGCCAAAACTGAGGAAATCCTGGCCAATTGGGCTAAGGACAAACCTCACTTTGAAGATGTCCGGCGTACTATGGCACAATTGATTGCCTCCCAGACCGTACCGCCGCTGCCCAACGGAGCGGCTGATCTGGATCGGGCCTATGATATGGCGCTGTGGGCATTGCCGGAAGTCAGAGCCAAGATACTTGAAGAGCAGCGCAAGGCTGAGGCTGACAAAGCCGCTGCCAAAGTTGCGGCTGAGAAAAAGGCTCAGCAAGAGCAGGCCGACAAAGCCCGACGTGCTGCTGGCTCACTGTCTGTTGGTGCCCCTGGTTCGCCAGCCCAGCCTACCGGCAAAGCCAAAGGCAAGAGTAAGTCAGTCCGTGAGTCCATCATGGAAGCACGCGCCGAGCTTGCTGATCAATGACCGATCAGCAAATCAGGCTTCTTGAGATTCTAAGGCGTCACACTCGCCGAGAAGATCAGGAGTGCTCTGATGCTGAATTTATTGAACTGGTTTACAGGCGGTGGAAATCAGAGCGACAAAGCCCGCTTATAGACCCTGCCGAATAAGGTGTAAAATGTTGAGCAGACGTAGAGTGTTTATGGTTCTTGGTGTTGCAATAGCAGCCCCGATGGTGGTTAAGGCAGATGCATTAATGACCATCCGTGGGCAGAAGTTAATCTCAAAGTTTACTCCATTTGAGCCTGCCCAATTTTATTGGGGGCCACCACCAAAAGAATTAGGCATTATTGATCGCATACAGGAACTAGGTGAGCAGGTTGTGGCACGAGAATGGCCAGAACTAGACACCCATCTTAGGGATAATATCAGCCCCTCTGCTGTTCGAAATGCAATGATAGCACGGGCTGAATTCTGTCCTGACGCAGCCTCTACGATTGAAGAACTGACCTGTGCTATTCGCTTGCAAAAAGCCTCATATTATTTTGGGCGCTCAGAGCAAGACGATAGATCAGCAAGTGATCTATACAATAAACTGTCAAAGGAATTACTGAACACCCCATAGCGGTTTCTGGGGACGCCCCACAAGGCATAAAGTAAACCGCACCCAAGCGTAGCAGAAACACAACCCGGTGCCAGTAGCTCGATCAGAACAAGAGTGTCGAGTGAAAAGCAAGGAAAGGAGATGCTATAAACCGAAATTGGAAAAGCAAAGGAGATAAGAATGGCTTTTCCTAATCTAAGTGAAATTGTCACGACTACCCTCCGGAATCGAACCGGAGAACTCGCTGACAATATGTCTCGGAATAACGCCGCTTTGCTGCGTTTGACGAGACGCGGTAACCTGAAGACGTTTTCAGGCGGACGAACGATAGTACAAGAGCTGAATTATGCGGATAACCAAACATTCCAGTGGTTAGTCAATGACTTAGCCACCTTGATGGTCTAAACGTAGGTCATCATGTAAAATCGGGATAATTCGGTGAAAGCCCTTCTGGGGTAATACCGAGCCAAGACGTGCATGTAAGGGAAACCCTAGGGGCACGTAAGGTGTATCGACTAGGTGGTGACGAAAGAATAACCCACCCACGAAACCCCGACGCGAAAGCGAAGATATAGTCAGGGCTGCATGGTAACATGCAGAAGCCAGTTATAAACAAGCTGGCGGATAACAA